CAAAGATCTAAATGAAGATGAATGTATTGAATTGTTATCCAACGATGACGAAGTAGTACAGCAAAACTTTATTGAAACATTGGCAAGAACTAGCGCATTAGAAGTATTAACTAATGACAAAGTCAGCTTCGAGACCATGAATACCATGTGTAAATTAAGCCCTAGTGACTTTATACTAACAAGTAAAAGAACACAGGATTTAATTAATTCTATTCATGAACTAGTAATCCAAGGCGAAACTTTGAGCAAAGATGTGGCGGGCGCATGACAAAAAAATCAGTTTTTACATCCAGTAAGTGGTCGTTAAAGAAAAGTAAACTAGCAGTATTAGTTCCTTGTAGAGATATGCAACACAGCGCATTTTCTCTATGCCTAGCAGAAATGGTAAAATTAAACACCATGAACAATATTGACACACATATTGTCATGGAAGCTAGTACTATTTTGTTGACTCAACGAGAACGATTAGCACTAGAGGCACAGAAAATTGGCGCTGAATATATGCTGTGGTTAGACAGTGATATGGTATTTCCTGCAACCACAGCATTACGATTGCTGGCTCATCAAGAAGATGTAGTAGCCGCTAATTACGTTAGACGTCAGCCTCCATACAAAGGCGTGGCCTATGAAACCATAGGAGATTGGCAAAATCCCTTGCCCTATGAACCTCAAGATGATCTTGTAGAAGTAGAAGGAATTGGCATGGGATGTATGTTGGTTAAAACTAGTATATTAGAAGAAATTGCCCAACCATGGTTTGAGTTTGGATGGAGTCCAGAAACTCAAGACTGGTTAGGTGAAGATATGATTTTCTGTCAAAAAATGGCACAGGTAGGATATACTGTCAAAGTAGATACTAACCTAAGCATGGAAACCAAGCATTTAGGAACCTATGCGTTTGGTCCCGAATTGTTAGACTAAATCTAATAGTAGTTCTAATTTAGCTCTAATAGTCTTATTTACAAGACTATTTTTCAAGCCTTGGTGTAACGGTTTTGGCCATGAGTCAAAACTACACCAAGCATACCCAACGTGTTCTTCGTTGAGTGTAGGAATAAATTCTTTGTCTATTAACATCACGTATGTGCTGTACTGGAATTGTTGATCGTTACTGGTAAACAATTCTAAAGGAATAATTTTTTTAATTGTAGGAGTTTTTCCTACTTCTTCTTTAATTTCTCTGTTTAAAGAATCCACAGCCGTAACATCCGATGGCTCTTTTTTTCCACCAACAAGACCCCAAGTACCTGCGGTCTTTCCTTGAGATCTATGTAACAACAAAAATCTTTTAGTATCAGCAGCTAAAAATAGACCACCGCTACAAATTATTTTATTCACAGTAATAGTCGCCATAAAGAATTATTGTATACACCTTCAAAGCTCTTAGACCAAGATCCTTGACTCCACTTGTATTGAACTCCTGTGTACGAGTTAGTTATATAGATTACTTCTGTAGTTGTAATAGAATTGAAGATAATATTCCATTGACTGCCATCCCATTCAATGATGTCATTGGCATGTGCTTGAAAATCAGAACCATCTGAATTTTTCCAAGCATCGGGGCCGTCATACTCGGGATCAGAATAACTAGAATTTATATTAATGTCTTCTAATATTAGATATCTTATCCCCGACGCAGGTGTACCAGGATTAAAAGTTTCGGGATTAATAATAGCATCTATGGTTCCTCTATTACTTACTCCACTGATAATTGTGTTTTCTGGAATAGTATCTGTGTCAAAATTTAATATCATTCTTTGTTCGTCTAAGGGATCTAAACTGATATAAGCAACAATTTCGTTGCCGTTGTCTTTAAGTAGTCTAAGCTGACTCAACCCCGGTCTAAACTTACCAGGATATAGATCTAATAACTGACGCCATGATTTTTTATTACCTGTTACACTTAAATCAACAATGTTACCGCTGTTATTTTCAAACAACAATGACGCAACATTATCTAATACCAATAAATCAAAATTGCCAGGAGTAACAGCAAATGATGATGGGTTATCTCCTAGTGAAGCTAGTACACCATCAACTTCTTGAAATTCTGCGGCAATGGTTCCGGGCTCATTGTTAGGATATAAGTTAGCGAGAATTTTAGTGATAATACCTAATTTCTTAACTTTTATTGGCGGTGTGATCCATATAGGAGTTTCAAACAACATGGTTAAGATATCGATGTCCTGTTCTAAGCCCTGCGGAATAGTTCTACTTGTCCAAGTTTGACTTTTTACAGTCAGTGTACTTAAACTAGTCCAATCAATATAATTGTCTGTGGTCTGTAACTCTAAACTAGGGTTAAACAATACAGCGATCTGCTCCCATAACTGTAATTTTTGATCTGTGTTTGTACACCATATATCTGCGGCAAAATCAGCGAGATAGGGTGTAGGCATTAATCTTTCAACTGTGTAATTAGAACCTTGTTGATTTATTAGATACTGACCTGTGGTTTCATCAATGGCACGTTCTCGAACATGTACTTTACCTACAAACGAGGGATCTTGTACTCTGCCACGATCATATTGTAGTTCTTTGATATAGCAAGAAATAAATGGAGCACTGGGAATAGTATTTTCACTGTTCTTCTTTAAAATTTGCGCCACTTGTCTGTTCATGTCTCCATAGATAACGGGCACACGTACAAGTTTACCTTTAGCATCTTTATAACTAAAGTTGCTCATAATTCTCATAAATTGGCCTAGATAACGTTTTACCTGACCGTCATAAAAATAATCCATTTAATTGTCTGCCCTCGGTCTTAATGCTTTGCTAATTGCTTGTTTTTCTTTGACAACTTCTCCGGCAATTGTAGCTGTATTTGTGTTATTAATGAAACTGGCTTTCTGTGTTTGACGTACAGCGGCACCAGCAAATGAACCAGTGGCAACATCGTCTGAACCAAAATTGTTTAGAGTCATTCTAACATTATCTTCAAACTTAATCCAATGACGCCCGTCCCATCTAAACAATCTATTAGGTAAAAAATCTGTTCTTAAAAAGAATTGACCGCCTGTGGGATTGGTTGGGAAAGTAATGCCGTGTCCAAATGTTGAACCATTTGGCGGTTTGCCGTCGCCTGTTAGATATCCAGCTTTTACATAAATGTTTTCATTGGGAGTGTGTAGTACAACACTGGCATCTTGTATGGCTTGCTCTACACTGGCATCAACTGTTGTTTGGCTAGCATCTGCTACATTTACTAGACCTGTGTCTAATGTTGTAGGAATAACAAAATATTGGCTGGTTTGATATCCACTTAATGGCGCATCTTGATTAGCCTGCGCAATGACTTGATCATTGATTTCAATACTTTTATTATATGTGCTTAGTAAATCTCGCAGAGTACTGCCGTCACCTGCTCCTGAATCTGCGTCAAGAATCTCTTTAAATTCTTGGCTATCAACTAGTGGCGTACATTTAGCACGAATTAAATGCGGATACCAAGTTTGACTATAACCGTTTGCAGGACGAGTTACATCTTGAACAACATAAAATCTCTTTAATGCTACAGTACTGTCATCTAAGGCATATTCGTCTTTCTGATGAGGTAATTCTATAACATCTCCGGCCATGATTTTACGTTGTAATGTATCTACAGTATTACGCAAATGAAATGTTATTAAAATATTATCATTCTGTAAAAAGAGACCAAATTGACTTAGGTTAAAATCAATGTCCTGCATGGTATAAATTCCGCGAATAGAATAAATGTCGGGATCATACCTGCGATCTCTATTTTCCATTAATATTAAATCTTGAATTCCTAGTTCGGGAATAAAATTTGTATTAATAGGAGTTGCGGGAGTTGATTCTCCTTCTGCGGGATCTTGAGGTCCTAGATACTTATGAACAAACACATCGGTGCCGCCCACTTGAAATTCTTCGTTGATAACACGATCTAGAAATTTAAAATCCGCACCTTTTTCGGGTTTGTACAAAGACAGTCTTGGCATAGTATTCTATTTATCGCTAAATATTGATATGATTGAAACTGAAAACGAACGCCAAAAAGTCATA